TAGGTGTTTCTATTATGAGATCAGTAACAACGGTTCTATTATTATTGATTTCTATATCTTTATACTTAAAGATATCTTCTCCATATTTTTGACCTGTTAAATATAGAGCGCTATACCCGCCTATTTTAACATCATTAGCAGTATTAAAGGCTTCTGTATTGAATACTGTAAAATCTTGCTCTAGTTTTGCACTAAAATTTTTGATATCGATATTTTTACTATCGATATATTTAGCGCTCAAGCATTTTGAGTTATTAGAGAAACTTACTACCTCCATTATATATATTTATCCTAACTCTGTAGTTACGATAAAACAATATTGAATACATCCCCAGTTTTATCGTATATAGAGCAGAATATATCATTACTGGATACATTTATAAGTTGGGTTGCTCCAATATTAATATCTCCTATTTCTTCATAATAAGAGGGTTGAGATATTTTAATAGGAAAATACAAATTCAGTAATCTTGTGTCCGCTAGTTCTATATAGCAACTAGCGGTTAATGATTTAAAATAAGAATCTCCCACTGGGGGATCATATATATGGGATTTTATTAACAGCGGGCTATATGCTCCATATAGAGCGAAATAATAAGTTATTGGTTGATTAATATGGTCTAAACTTATACCATAGTTTATATTTTCAACCTCGCTCCCATCCCCATAATCAAACCTCGCGCGCAATATAGTATTATTGACGGTATTTAGTTGGGTAAAATCATAGCTAATATCGCTACGCCCCTTAACAGTAACCTCGTCGTAATAGATATTACCGGATAGCGTTTGAGTATTTCCCGTTATAGTAAAGGTTGTAGTATTCATTAGTTGAAAAATAAAGCCCCTGTTGTAGTATCTTTTCTAATGCTATCACTAAGTGATGTTGCTGATGTAAATTCCGATAAAGTAGTATTATAAAAGTTATGGGTAGTGCCGCTTGTATTGAGGCGGTATATTTTACATTCGATATTTGTAAGTGCGCTATCTATCTCTCTATATTTATACGATATAATATATCCTAGATTATTACCATCAACACCAGTAGTAGCAATAGAGTATATATTATTTCGCGAATTAAATACAATATCTGGATGTTTTATGTCAATAATGCTAATATTACCGAGGCCAGAAAGCGAGTATAGACTATTTAACTGGCTTTGGGTTTCATTTGTTGGGTATATTTTTTTTGCTGTATGATTATATAAATCATATTCGTATATTTCAGGATATATAGCCTTCTCGTTTAGGGCGGATGTAGAAGAAACAACAGTCATTTTACAGAAATAAGACTTATTGGTTTCCTCTATATGAAAGGGCTTACTAAACTTTTCAAAAGTATTGTTAGAAGCAAAATATAGATTTGGCTTGGAGTTTACTTTAAATAGAGCATTCTCAAACACAATCTTTTCTATAACATAGTAGTTGGTGGTTTGAATAAAAATACTATCATATTGAACATCAAGCCATTTATTCGAACTATAGACCTCTTCTCGTATACTCGATGGAAGACTCGAAAAGGCGCTGCTCATCGCTGCGCTGAGTGGGGAAACTGTATTTAGTTCCGGTATGTATACAAACGAAATGCCCTCAAGTGCTTCTATATCGTTTAGAGTCGGCTCTATACCAGTTCCAGATGAAGTATCTATTATTGTTGACGAGAATGTATTATCAATGTTATAATATTTTAACTTGTTGTTAACGAACGGATAATCATTCTCTATAGAGATTTCGGTTAAGAAACTTCCCCCATCATTTATTTCCGCTATCGCTGCCGATAGAGGGAAATCTATTAAAAACGAAGCATCGCCACTTACAACTGGGCCTAAAATCCCTTCGCTATTAAAGCCACATTCGATCAAGGTATTATAGTAATATACGCCAGACTCGTTATACGCCTCATCATCTGCTAATATAGGGTCTTCGAGTAAAGTATTATCCCCATACATAAATCCAACCCCGTCTAATAGTTCACCATCTACTACAGATTTACTGTAGGAGCCGGGATAAAGCGCGTCTACGTATGGAAAAAATTCCCTAAAATATAATGACCTGACAGGAGACCCCGTGAGAGCGAACATGTCTCCGCTCGCAAATGTATATCCTGTATTAAAAGTGCCTGAGCCTACTTCATCTATTGTTCTTGCTGTAACACCAGTTCGTAAACTACCATTATAGGTTTCACCGGAACTTACAGAGTAGTTAAAGTTGAACCCCTCTATACCGTCCTTGAAAAGATAGCCATCTAAAACGATACAGTTAGGATCATTTGATTTTGCTGCCGGCTCGGGGTCTGTATAAGATATATTCTTTTTAGTTACTCCCTTCACGAGGCCGTATTGGTTGCCGTATATATCTTGCCGCCAGTCCGTTATTATGCCTTTATTGACGATAAAGTTAAATGAATCTAAACTCGAGATACTTTTAGTAGCAGCATTATATCTTTCTTGAGAACTAGAATACGCATATAAAAGTTGGTCATAAGATGTATTAAATACGTCATTGATAGCGAAACCAAAACTGCTCGGCTTTACTAAATCCAAGTTATCAATAACGTAATAAAGAGGATAATCATAAACAGTGTCGGTTATATTATTTATATTCCCGTAAATATCAGGATTCGGAAAGACATATATCTTATCGGGAAGAAGCCCTTCTGTTTTTACTCTATATTCGCTCTTTCTTGTTTTAAAATGTAGTAAACCGAGTTTATCAGGAATAAAGAATAATCCTATATCTCTAATGGATTTATTTATATTACTGGGTGTCGCTGCTATTGTGGCAAAACGACTGTTAATAAGGTTCTTAGATGGTTCTTGAGATTTAAACAATATACCCGAAACATATTCAGTTGATGTGCTGTTAGTAGATAGATAGTAAATATCTGTTCCTATATATTTCTCTAATAACTTTTTCTTTAAGTTAAGTTTAAGGTCAGCATCAGGCAAATTCTCCTCTATAATATTTCTAACATTTTCATTAGAAATAAGATCAGTGAATGAGGGATCAATATTGAGGGAGAATAGATTCCCGAAGCCACTCAATACAAGCGGTTTGTTAAAAATATCTCTCTTTAATGATAAGTCAAAATTTGCAAATAAGTCTCCAATCTTTTCGGTGGATTCTATATTATTCGCAGTAAAAAATGTATTTCTTAACGCTCCCCCGTCTTCATAATTTTCAGGAGATAAATCACTATCTATATTGAAATAATCTGAATACGTATCGAAGAGTTCCTCAACCTCAATATTAAGACTATTTATGATTGCGGATAGAGCGGTATTAGCGGTATTATAGGTATCGTCGCTACTATCTATAAAAATATAATCTATTATAGTATTGAAGATGCTCCTTTCAATACCTTTAATAGTCCCCTTTGCTTTATTTTCATCGATTTTATATTTTACCTGATCACGCTTCTTCGTAAAGAACTGGCATATCTCGGCTAATTTAGAACTATAAAAGGGTATAGCGATAGCGAGGTCTTGCGGGTCGTTAAAATCGATATTAGATAAAAATCTCTTCTCTTCCGCGGTAGTAAAATTTAAGGAAATGTCTCGAAGCAACTCGACATATCTATCTCTCACTTTAATGGATATATTCTGCGACGTCTCACCTTTTTGCTCATACCAGGTATGTACGTACTGGTTATAAGCGTCATTAAACTCTACAGGAGATGCTACCTGCTTTGTATGCTTTAAAAAGTCAAAAAACGATAAAGGCGCGGAGTTATCTATCCAAAATTTTGGATTAGAGTTAGGATTAGTTATAGAGTTTTCTATAATAATAGACCCTTGATTGATACCAGCCATACATGTATTTATGTAGACATAGGGGTATTATCAATAACAGTAGAGGGGGTTATAGTTTGATTCAGAACGCTAAGACCGTCCATCAATGTAAATCTAATAATTTCCTCCATTATCTGGTCTTTACCCACCCATGTATTTCTACCACTGGCGGATTCATTTAGATTGGTAATAATATCGCCCCAGTTTATTATTCCTTCGTACTGAGTGTTTTCAAATCTCGATACATATGAAAAGAATCTATAACTTTGCTTTAAGTCTTCCCAGGTGGCATTCGCTGGCAATACCAGCGGCCATCCCCAGTTATTATTGAACGCAGACATATTATATGTCTCGGTACCGGTTATATATTGTATATATTGAGAACTTAGAATATCTGTATTAATGTAAATGTAGTCGTTGCTAAATTTGCTCTGAGCAACAATCGGCGTCGAAGCGCTGCCAGCGGTAAGAATAGTATATTGAACATTTAACTCTGGCCCTAAGTTTCTGCCGAAATAATCGTTATAACCTGGATTATAGCCATTTATATCAAAATCTTTAGCGTACTTATTTCTCGCGCCCCATAGTTTAGACTGCTTAATAGATAAGAGGTCGACAACTCTCCTGATATTAGCAGGGGTAGCAAACTTGAAACTATCAAATTGTTGTACATTTATGCCATATTGTTTACATAGGGAATATAAAGCATCAACCCCGCAGGTATCTGGGTCTACATTATTACCTACAAAGTTCTGCGCCTTTTCATATACTCTCTTACCGAGTGTATTTGGGGAAGAACTAATATTACCAACAATGGTTCCGATGAATCCATCGAACATATTATCGTAGTATATAAGTGATTCTTGATATCTTAAATCTTTGTATAGTTGAGTAGCGTCAAAATCTTCTCCGATTTTGCCTATTTGATATCGGTCTTCTGATTCATATACACTAAATGTATTACTTCTACCTGTTAGAGTAGTGTTTATTGTAAATTGTCTCGGAGAGTATTTAGCAATCCATTTGAATCCAGTCCAATCTCCAGCAGCGATTGTATATGCGTCTGGGATATTGTAGTTATTCACGTTCGTATTATTAACTGTATCAATAATATTTAGTTTGCTTGAGGAACTATTAACAACTATGATTTCCTTACTCGCCGTTCCCGCGATGCCCTTTAAATCCATAGAGGACGCAGCAGATGTTTCAGTAGATGCTGGCAAGGCAATGGACGCTGCGCTAAAATTCGAACTAAGTATTCTTACAACAGTATTATTACCTACAGTCAGATATGCGTTGTTATTTGTATCTATAGTTATATTTGCCGCTCGACCCGAAGTTTGATATACTGATGTTGTAGCGCCAGTAGCATTATTATGATATATCACAATATCATTAAATGCGGATATTTTAGTATTAGTTGTTAGATATTGTTGACCAATAGCCCATACGTTATTATCAGTTCCTACCGCAATATCAGCGATAGAATATCCAGCGGTAAGACTTATGCTTGAGAGTATAGCGCCTGTAGAACTAAATTTATAGAGATATGAAGAAAGAGGATTAACATAACCTACCCAGACGTTATTGTTTATATCAGTATCAACCGGCCCAGGCAATACAGTGTTAAAACCTATAAATGAACTAAGATTTACATACCCTAAATGAGAGCTCGATATAGAATAAGTACTGCTTACCAAGTTAGGAACAGCGACGCGGTCAACTCTACCGGTAGTTTTATTTATTTTAAAAGAACTAATGGAATTGTATAAAGATACCCATATATCTTGATTGCTATCCGCCGCTATACTATTTACTTTAGGAGACGCTATAGTTAAGGAAGCGCCTGAAGATAAGGTAGGCTGCTTGAGATTTAAAGCAGAGAGTTTATTCCCGAATGTATCATACTTATACAGGTAATCATTTTGAAAATCCGATGCCCATATAGAGTAATATGAACCTGTATTTGTATTTTCCTCCGGAACGACTTGTATATATTTTAGCCCAGATACAGATATGTTATCGCTATTGAAATTTACCGTGCTATCCAAATCCAATTCAAGGGACGATGAACTAAATTTATAATTCTGTATTATATTATTTACCTGTATATTAGATGAAAGCGGGTTAGTAACTACTGCTAGAGGGGTAGGGTGCTTCAGGTAGTTGAATGTATCGCTATAGGTAGTGTATGCAGAAAGATAGATATCATTTAGAGTATTGTTTTTAACAAACTCGTTATCAAATTGTAAGTAGCCCTTCCAATAACCTCCAATATTATCATCTGTAATAAAGTCATCGACTATTATGGGCTGTCCTGACAAACTTACAACGCCCCCGCTACCTGAAAGCGCTGTAATTTTAATTTCGAAATCCTGCGTTACATAACTGGTCGCTGATAATAAAGGTAGATATTTCGCTGGGTAGTTGTTATTATTTTTCGCTCTAATAACAAGAGGGATTTTAGTTCCAGCGTACTGAGAAGGTCTAATATTAAAATAAACCTCCTCATCCCCTATACCGTCAAGCCCGTTCAAGGAGAATGCGAGTTGAGATACAGATAGTTGAGGTATTATAGTAAACCCGGTATTTGTAGTGATTTGATTGAGATAGGAAAACTTATTTGCTTTAATAATCTCTTTATAGCCTTTATTATAGGATACAAAATCGTCAAAGTTAGAAGTATCAAACCCCGCAAAAACAAGAACAGGTATACGGTCTCTATACCATAAGTCGTTAATACTGTATTGATCCGAAGCAAAATAAACTACAGCAGAGCCATTGGTACCGACGAAAGAGCTACCTTCTTCGCTGGGATCGCAAAGAACTAAATTACTCCCGCTTACCTTGGCGTAAAGCAATATATTATCGGTCTGTATAGAGTCTATAGGGGTATAATTAAAAGTACCGGATACCTCGTTTTGCTCTTTTTTATAAAATTTATGAGAAAGTTCTAAATGACTATATTTGTTTGAGTTATAATTATCTATATCAAAAAACTTATCATTACCCCCACTCGCAAAAAGATTAATAGTATAATTTTTACCCGAGAGAGCATTATAAGATTGCCAACTATTATATCTTATAATTGTAATTCCGTCCTCGCTGCCGAGTGCTCCCGCCTCTTGTATATAACTGGATTTGCTTGATAGCGCAATCGTATCGGTAATAAAGTTCTTAACGTTAACCGTTGTATTATATATCGAGGTTACCGCTTGCCCCTCTCCTTTATAGACATACAAACTTACCACATAATCCCCTGGGAAGAGATAAGAGTGAGACGCGCAAAGAGATGTGGAGGTAGTCCCATCACCGAAGTCCCATAATATTCTCTCATCAGAATATCTATCAAGATAAAGTCTTGGTATAAATGTAAACGGACATATATCTAAGGCATACCCCGATGTGGAATTTACCCCTGTAAAATTCTTCGTATAGAAGGCGATATAGTCGGTTTCAAGACTCATTAATCAATAATATTTATCTTATTAATAAACTTAGACGCTTCATATAGGAAGGGAAATTTATAGAATGGAAGTTTAACTGTTTGATTTGTTATATTTAAATCGTCTTGAGGATAAAACGGGTTCCAATAAACCATACTTATACCTGGTACTTGATACGCTCTCCCGTTAATGGTATAGTTTGTAGAAATTTCTACAACTGTTTCGATATCTAAAATCTCTCGCGATAAATCAGAGAGATTTATAGTCTGACCTAAAGAGCAGTTTGCTGTTTTAAAATAGTTAATAAAAATATTATTAACAAGGTCTTTTATTTTAGAGCGCGCGAGACGTGATGTAGAATCTATTCTGATATTTAACGTAGAAGTTTCTCTAATCTCTTCCACAGTCCTGATCGAATCAGTAGTTATTTCTACACCTAAATCAAACGCAGTATATATAGGGTCTATTATTATCACTTCATTGCTCGCCATCTTTATGGTATCGAGATAGGCTTTAATGGCTTGCTTTTGAGACGTCGCCATCATATTAGGGTTAGTCTCGGCTACTATAGCGCCATTTCTCGGAACAGAAAAAACATATATGTTATTAAAGTCACAAGCATCGGAAAATAGAAAATGACTCGTAAGAACATTTGTATTCTCATTAGGACTACTCAACCCTATGTCGTAATAATATTTTATATAATCTGAGAGATACTTATCGTTATTTACCACCTCTGAAGATTGTAAAATATTGTTAAATCTCGACGAAAGAAATGCTTTATAATCACTAAGGGTTACTGCGCGGTTTTGAGCACTAAAAAGAGCTGGAGAATTCTGCTTTATACTCTCTACAGTCTCGTAATCTACAGTATCAGTAGATTTATTTGTATTGTTAAGATTGATATACGAACTATTAGC